AAGATATTTTGCTCTAATTGCTTTTGCGACAACGACAGCTTCATTGGCATCCAAAGATGCTGTCTTTTCCATGTCGGAAGCGCAGTTCATAAGATCTTCCTTATCAGTTGCATTGATTTCAGCTAATTTCATTGCTGCAAATCTTTCCTGATTGGCTCTATTCGAATTTTTGTTCATTTTTATGCTGCTTCCCTTAATAAAAATAAAATCTTTTATCAAAGAATCTATAAATTAGTTATTTATAAACTTTTTTTTAACTTCTAGATAAATTGTTTTTACACCTTTTTTAAAGAAAATAGTGAGGGATTTTTTCCCTCACTATTTATAAATATTAATCTATCCAAGTAATGGACACATCAAGCTTTGATGGATCTTTCTTTGAGGCTTGTACAGTTGTTCTTGAATAATTTCCACACTTATAGCAGAATGTATTATTCTTGACTTTATGTGCTTCTCTATTTCCGCAAGATGGACAAACCATACCCACAGGAAGCATTGATTCTGCAGTTCTGTCAAACGAAGGCAATGCAGTCTTCAGATAAACATCAGAATCGACTGTAGCTGATAATCTAACCATTGTTCTGATATCAGAAGCAACAGGACCCATTCCAGGGGCAGCAGGAGCAGCAGGTGGCATTTCTGTAGGAGCTGTAGCTGCACCTAAACCTGTATCTGGTCCAAGTCCCATTGGTTCTTCTTCAGGTGAAGACTTACCCTTATCTCCCATTGAAACTAGTTCAATTTGTTGAAGAATTTTGTAAGTAGTACCACAGCTTTGACAGTCAGCATTTGACTCAGAAATATTAACATCATCAGAGCCACAAACTGGGCAGACTGAACCCCAAGGCTTCTTTTCGCCTGGTTCTGCAATAGCATCCATATCAGCTGACTCATTCATATCAGCACCACCAGTAAGTGATGAAATTCCTAAATCACCACCAGCAGGGGCACCAGCACCTAAACCTGGATCAACTGGACCAGCCGCAGGTCCAGCAGGAGCAGGAGCACCCATCCCTGGAGCAACTTGTGCATATTTTGCTAAAATACTGTCTCTTCTATTCTTTCTAGCAATTCTAGCACCTTCGGTCATAATAACAGGCATTTCAACGCCTTCTTCAGCATTCATTTCGCCATGTTCTTCATCAGTCTTGAATGTTTTTGAAGAAGATGTTGAAACTGTTGCAGTAACATCTCCATTTTCAGAAACAATTAGGTCTGTAAATGAGAATGTTCCTGGGTCAACTTGGAATCCATGTCCTTGCAAAACTTCAATTGCCTTTTGCTTAAATGATTCATCAAAATTGCTGTCGCTAGGTTGTACACCATCTAAATCTTCAGCTCTACACATAAATCTAATACAGTCAGATTTACTTTGAGTAACAGTCATTCCAGCTGTTCTTTCAGAAGCAATTACTGCCTTAGCAACTAACTTTTCAGCAACTTCAAATTCTTCACAAAGCCTCTTTGCAGCTTTTGCAATTCTTCTTGTGCTAATTCCAAAGTTTGTTGAGTAATCTGCTAACCAGCCAACAACGTTATCAGAAATGTTCTTTGTGGATGCAGTCTTGACACCCCAGAATTCTCTTCTTGCTCTTGCTCTCAATCTTCCATCAGTTGCAGTAGCTGTCTTTGCTCTATCAATAGCAGCCATCAATTGCTTTTCTGGCATAGCATCTACAGAATCAACTACTTCATCAGGAGTAGTTCCAGTTTCTTTTGAAGACATAGCCATAGCAGAAATTGCTGATTTAAGATCATCTTTAGAAATGAGATCAGCATCAGCATCTACAGCTGACATAAGAGCAGACTTTAGTTCTTCAGTCTTTGAAGGGGCAGTCTCAACATCTAAACCTTCATCAGGTACGTTTGCTTGACCCATGAGAAGTTCGGCAATTCTTGAAACGCCTTCCTTGGTCATTTCACCTTCTTCAACTGCAACTGAAAGAGCATCAGCAAGATCTTTTGCAGTAATTTCAGAAGTAACAGCAGCACCTAATTGCTTAAGAACAGCAGACACAGAATTTTCTGGTGTTGCGTCTCCGCCAAAGAAGTCTGTCTTTTCTGCCTTGTCTGCTTCCATTTCAGTACCTGCAGCAGCAGTTCCAATCATTTCTGGAAGCATTGGTTCTTGGGCTAAAGTTTGAGCAACTCTAACAATTGTCTTTGGTGTTTCCAATGAAGAGATAACAGCTTTGCCTAATGCAGTTATTGTTGCTGTCATAATTTCAGTTGCATTAGCAGAACCTTCCGCACGATGGTTTGATAATTGTTTTTCTAAAACTTCAGTTGGAACTCCGTGAGTAACTTCATCAACAAGCTGGGTCAAAGATTTACGTACTTCTTCATCTTTAACTCTTCTGCCATAAAGCCCAGCGTCGCCGAGAAGAATTTCTGTTACTGCATCTTGGCTTGATCCAGTTTGCTTTGGTGCTAATTGTTTTTCACGAACTTCATTGACAACCCCAGTGTTTTTTGACTTAACACCTTCGTGTAAATTATCATATGATTCACCACTTCTAACTTCATCAAGTTGCTTTTCTCTGTCATCAAGTCTTTCTTTAACATCAAGCAAAGCTGTCTTGACAAATTGTGAATAATCTTTAAGCAATTCAGCAGCAACTCTTGTACCTTGTCCATTTTCCATCAAACCAAGTTGGTTTTCATTAAGGATAGGTTCCCAAGCAGTTCTTTTTCCATTTGTGTAACCTGTGATTGAACCATCAGTAGAAAGAACAACTCTATTACCTGCATTGTCTTCGACTTTAAAATCGATTGTAACTGCAGCAGCAAGTTTTTTTCTTTGCTCTGATGCAATCTTTGCAAAGTGATCCATTTGATTTCTGCTCCCCGCCACGAAAGGCGTATTTGTTTTTATATTTTTGCTTCTTTCATTAGCAATTCTAATGACATTATCAATACTTTTTTGAATTTGTGTACTATTATTTAAATTTTCTTTTAAATTTAAAATACTTTGTGTCAAATTCAGAATTTTATTGGAAGATGAACCGTTTTGAGCACTAGCAAAAACTTCTCTTTTACCATCTCTTGAAGCCCATACCAAATTATGAACGCTGGAGGCTAATGCAACACCGCCTCCAACTTGGCTGCCTTGATCTCCAGAATAAGTAAGATCCATTATTTTTCCAACAGATTCGGTAGGCGCATAATTTGCCAAACCAATATTGGCATTCATTGGAGAAGCTTGTGGTGCTTGTCCTTGTTGCATATTTTGAGGTTGATTGATTTGTTGAGGTCTTTGTCCAGAACCAACATCAATTCCATCATCGATCATATCTTGCATAGTAGATTGGAGTTCAGCCATTGATTTGGTGACTTTACCTACGTGCCCTAAGTCAACATTGTCTTTTCTTGCAAACATATTCATCACTGCAACTTCCAAGAAGTTCAATGATAAATTAATCAAGTCTAGTATATTTAATCCAGAGGCAGGGTCTATACCAAGTGCTGTCAAAACGGCTTGAACAGTTGAATTTTGATTTGCCCCAGCCCCAGCTAATAATGGACCACCTACAAGAGTACCAGCTTGTTGTGCTAATCTTACTGCAGTTTTTGCTGTAGAATTTGCTACTCTTAGACAATTTTCGTATTCTGTTCTAGATGAAGATTCTTGAGGAGATCCTTGTAATGCTAAAACTATATTAGCTGAAATTTCATTAGCTTTCTTTTCTAAATTCATTGCAGCATCAAGAACATCGTCTACATCATAGATTTCTTGGATTTCGCAAGATTCAAAAGCACCATCGCCCACACAGCTCAATTCAATAAACTTTACACCGTAGTTCTTTTCGTATGCTTTTTTGCCAGATTCAGGGTAAATTTTTCCTTTATATCTCTTGAGGTGATCACAATAATCTCTTTCGGTATATGCTTTATTTCCACAGACTGAACAAACACCCCATTCAACACTAGCGCCCATTGAAACATCGTGGATAACACCAGTGCGAATATTTCTTGCAATATCTGGATAAGCCTCTTCATCTACAAAGAAAGTACAATAAACACAGTCTTCTTCTTCATCCCATTCAGCATATACAACCATTCCTTTTGCTTGTTCAATATCATCATTTTTGTGGTTTGTATAAATTGGCACACCTTCAAATGTTTTATAAGATGGGATTTTTTTGCCTTTAATTTCAACTTCTTTAAGTAATTCTTCTTTAGAGAAAAGGTCACCATTAGCATTAACCACGTCAGCATCAATTGCTCTGGCTCTAACCCATAAAAGTTTTGCACCTTTACGAGCCTGCATTTCTTTAACAATGTCGAAATCTTTGTATTTTTCTAGGACTTCTTTTGGATCAGCGTAGAGAGATTGAAGACCGATTTTTGCAGCTTCTCTCATATTTGATGAAGCAGTCTTAATAATATAATCTCTAGCTATATTTCGGTCATTTTCGTTGAGGAAACTATTTATTGTAATAGCTCCTCCTTTTGCAACCTTGTACATATTTTCAATCCTTAAAAAATAAAGTTATCAATAGGATTTGTTCTATTTTTAACATATTAAAACCTGTAAAATTTAAACCCGTCGAAATCGACGGGTTTATTGTACAGTGACAAACTATTATTCAATTATAGATATTCCGAATTTCCATCACCCATACCTGTTCGCTTTTTGATAGCTTTTATCAAAACATTTAAACAATCTTGAGGGTGATCATTAATTTCTTTGTCAGTAAATCTGATAATAATCCATCCATTTGCAGCTAATTCTGAATCTCTTCGCTTATCTTTTGCTATTTTGTCAGGGTTGTTATGCCAAATTTCACCATCAGCTTCAATTCCTATCTTAAGGTTAGGAATAGCAGCATCTAATTGATAATCCATCGTTGGTCCAGCTGAATATTGTGCATAAAGTGGAAATGGCATATTTAACGACATAGTCAAACCATAAAGTTTTTTCTCTAAACTAGTAAACATTTTTGGCTGTTGAGTGACATCTATTTTCTTTTTGGCATATCTCTTGATAGATTCATTCTCATTATTTGCATAATGATAAAATTCTTCTAATGCATAATTGTTTAGTGGATGAGAATTATCTCCACCACAAAGAGGCATTTGTAATGAACCAAACAAACCATCGTATTCACTAGGTAGTGGACCAAGCGAGCCTCTTCCTGTAACTGGAGTCAATGACATTAAGAATCCTTCATGAGCTGCAGACTTTATTCTTTTACTTGCGGTTCTAACACTAGAATTCTTAGCATTGATTCTTTCATCGTAAATTTCATTTATGACAGAGCTTGCTAATTTATAGTTTTTTGTCATAACTGAAGCAGTAGGGGCTGCTGCGCCAGGGGCTGGAGCTGGAGGAATTGCTCCACCGGCAGGAGGTGTGGCAGCACCACCGACTGCTAAATCTGCTGGAGGAGGAGCACCCATACCACCAGTTGCATCAGGAGATCCAGCTCCAAAACCTTGTCCTGTAACTCCTCCGCTTTGAAAACTTAAAGAAATGTTAGGGGTGCCAAAAGATTGATCGTTAACAAAGTTTGCACCTTGTTCGAATCTTAATCTTTCAATTTCTTGATCAGAATCTAAGCCAAAGGCTTCGATAAGAGAAACATTAGAAATAACACCGTTTTGATTTGCAGTAACAAGCATTTGCAACTTACCAGTATCATCACGCAATTGAAGATCATCGAATTTAATTTTAGGATAAACTAATTCGTCCTGTCCTCTTTCACCTTCAATTACAAAGCCATTCCATTTAGCTACTGGCATAAAAACATTTTGTTCAATCCAGTGTGCAACTTCTCTTCTAAATGTTTCCAATCTTTGAGCCATAGCAAGAAGACCAACTTGAGCGTTTCCGTAAGTTGGACCTTCGCCATTTAAAAGAGCTTTATTTAACATTACACCATCTAAAATTTCTTGTTCAATTAATTCGAACTCACCAGTAAGAGGGTGTATTTTACCTGTTGCTCCATACCATTCGAGATCAAAGTTGTGGTGAGTAACAAGAGTCAAGTTAGGGTCATTTGCAATAGATGCTAATTCATCCTGGACATTATCAATATCTTCTTGAGATGCCGGTCTTGTATCACTACCAATTTTTACAACCTTGATTGGCAAGATGAGACGTTCGGCAATCATATATTGAGCTTGGCGTAATTTATCTTTATAGGTCAAAATTGGGAACAATGGTCTGATCATAGAAATTCCATAATCTTCCCATGGGTTTGATCCATATTTAAAATGATGAATAGAAATTGGATTAAGCTTTATAGGATTACCTTGCATAATCATTTTTTTAATATCATCAGGTATTTTGTCGTAGATTTCTTTTGGATGTCTTTCGTTGACAATTCTGATTTCTTCTGCAGATGGTCTATAAGCATAACTACCAGGCTGATCAATCATTCCTGGACTCTTAATCACAGAATCTGGATTTAAAATTGAAATGGATTTCCATGTGGCGCCATCATGCTCACATTCTTGATTTTTGTCGTTATCCCAGTTTGAACCGTGACAATGAGGACAATCAAGTGAAAGTAATACAAAAGAGTCGCCCAATAAATGATAAGTTTTGGAAATCTCTGGAAGCCACTTTTGAAAATTAAGTGATTCTACTAACTTTTCAAAATAATCTTTGACATAAGATGAAGAACATTCTAATTTCCAACCAGAGAAAGGATAATTAGTATAGAAATTGATGGCTGCAGCAATTTTCGGCTCGTTATTTCTCCACCAGTTTGCCCAAAGATAAACTTCACGACGAGCATTTGGGATCTGAAAAGATGATGGAGTTAAGAAAGGCGAATAGAAATTTGGTGATGTAGTTACCGTGTTTATGCTTGCAGTTCTTGTAACACTGGGTCCTAAGCCAAGACCAATTCTGCTACTAGCATAATTTTTGTCTACAGTTGATGTTGGGGTTGTTGCTCCTGATACTTGTGTTGCTGCTGTTCTGATAGCAGAAGCCAATGATGTTCTATTTGCCATAACATATATTATACCGTTCTAAAAATTAATACCAAGTTTGATTAGAAGGTTTATTCCCAAAAAGAATTGGATCTTGTTTGCCCTTAATTGCTTGATAATAACCCTCGCCATTGTTGAAATGCTGAAAACTGTTACCTTTTTCTATGGAAGACATACTTTGAGGATCTCTGTTATTATTTTGCTGTCTAGATCCTTCTAATTGATTTTCCATAGAAGTTTCTTCAGGGCTATCATGATACGGAGAATGTCTACGTGCTTCAATAGATGCAGATTGAGGAGAAACAATAAATTGACCATTGTTGTCCATATTCATTCTATGTGGGCGATTGACTAAAAGATCCCAAACTTCTTTTTGTTGTTCTTGATTCATATTATAATATTCATCAAGTGTTTTGCCCATTTTTTCCAATATGCCAGCAAGCTCATCATAAAGTCCTACTGGCTTATCATCTACATCTTTGATTTTGTCAATTTCAAAAGTATTTTCAGAATCAATATTATCTGTTCCTGTAAAATTTACACCACCGCCAACTTGGGCTAAAACTTGCTTATACCACATCGTCGTATTCTTCTCTTTTAGATTCCATTACATAATCTAATCCGAGTTCTTCAGCAAATCTCTTGAGATCTTCTTCTGAAAATTGATGTCCAAAGCTATCTTCATCATCTTCATCTAGAAGAGCTTCGATGTTTTTTGTGATTTTAGAATTATGTCTTCTGTCTTCTAATTGTTCATCTCTAGAAACATCAACAACATTTTTCTTTCTAGTTTCAGAAAGGATTTGTTCTTGATTCATTTCTTTTTTAGAAGCAGTGATGTTTTTATCTAATTGATGAATAATTGAATCTTTTGGCTCATCTTTATCCTTGTTCAATTCATCTCTGTAATTGATGGGATTTTTGGCATCAACGTTTAATTGATCAGCGTAAGATTCTTCCATTTCGCCACGATGAGTGTAAAGACCATCAGAGTCAAGCTGTTCTTCTCTTGTCTCTTCTGTTTCAGATTCTTTATTGTTCAATCTTCTCAAAAGCATTTCAAGATAATCAGTGCCCTTTTGATCTTTTCTTGGTAATTGAGAATCTATTGTTTTATTTGAGTCAGTTTGAGCTTGTTTTGGGCGCATAACTGGCTTATCGCCTTGTTGATGACCGTAAGCAGATTGTTTTGCATCGGACAATTGTTTTTCTCTAGAATCATCGACATTTTGTTTGCCTCTGATTTTATTTGCGCCTCTGTCTGAATTATCAAATCTAGCTTCAAATCCAATTTCACCTTCTGTAAGTTTTTTGGATCTTTCACCTTCTTTGAGTTCAAGGGCATTAGCTTCATTGTCTGGATGCTTATGAACATCTAATCTTGCCATAACTTCATCATGAGATTGGAATGCTACTTTGAGCCAATCTTGATATGCACAAGTGACATGACCTTCTTTATCAATTCTTGAGTCAATACAATTTTCACGACACTTAGAAATTTCCATAGGAATTGGAGCTTTATAACCTTGGAATTTACCTTTAGGGCAAAGTAAAAATGGTTCATTTGCCTGAGTAAATAAAGATGTATATGCTACTCTTCTGTTTTCTTTTGGTGTAACTTCTGAATACCAGTTGTGTAAATAATTTGCAACTTTGGTTGTTTGCAATTTATCACCTGACAACACAACATTTCTAGCTTTTTCAAGTTTGGCAATTCTCAATGAAGTTGATGTAAATTTTGCAAGCTTGTCTAAAGTATTGATGGCTTCAATTTGCCAATATCCAGCAGATTTATCTGTAGTTTTATATGCAACTCTTTCTAATCTGGCTGCTTCATTATCTTTATTTAAAAAGTTTTGTAAAGCCATATAGGCATAACGAAGAGTATTTCTTTCTTCTGCTAATTTGATATTATTGAGTTTACTAAAAGCGTGATGTAAATGATGATGTGCTTCTTTTTCAGGGAGAGCGACAACTTTGACAATATGTTCAGGGCCACCCATATTTCTAAATGCTGAAATTACTGGATCATCACCAAAATCATTCATATCTAAAACGTGAAAAGGAGAAGACATTGGCATAGAATCACCATCTCCAAGTCCAGAAAGGGTATCTTGAAGCATGCTGAGTAATCCTGTACCGCCAATCAATGGTTTTTTGTCCATAATCTCTTGAATTTTATTAGGATCGTGAGTCTCGTATGTTGCTTTGATTTTATATCCTTTATCCATAATTATTTACCCAATCCTAAATTTGATAATTCTTCTTTATCAAAACCTCTATCGGCAAGAGCTGCTCTAATTTGCTTTAATTCTTCGCTAACGCCTTTCTTATCAGCAGCATCTTTAAAATCACCTTGCTTAGTTGTTTTAGAATAATCTTGTAAATCCATAAGGAAACAAGCTCTCATAATTAATTCGGCGGTAGATCTTTTTTCAAAGTTTGGTTTTGAATCGTAATTCAAGGCAGCAGTTTTGACTTTGGCATCTTTTTTGGCTTCATCAACTTCGCCTGTGTCATTGATTTTTTTAACAGTTTTCTTAAGATCTTCTTTTTCTTCTTTTACTTCTTGATCTTTTTTTACCAATTTATCTAGATCAACAACATTTGCTTTTTTTTCTGGTTTTTCGTCTTTATTTTTGCCTTGCTCTAATTTTTTGTTATATTCTTTAACAATATCAACAGCACGTTCAATTGTTTCTTTATTCCAATACTTGAGCTTTGAAATGTATCTTACAATATCGTTTTTTTCGACACCGTGATCAAGCAATTTACCCACTTTACCCATTAAAACACGGAATGGATTGCCTCTAGTTTTCTTTTTCTTTTTGACCTGTGCTGTTTTGGAATTGTTGTACACGTTCTTAGCCTCGGATAAATAAGTTTGTTCAATCTTATTTGCTATATCTATATAGCTTGGATCTAATTCTTGAGTAATTGGATCTTTTGTTCTGGTTCTATTGTCATTGGACATAATAAGTGCTTTAGATAATTTATATAGTTGATGTCTCAAGTTATTATCTTGCACTCTGTCTGCTATCAACGTTACTTCATTTGAAAATTCAGCAAAGTTTTCACTAGCAGATTTAATTTTATTCATCAACTGCCTCATTTCGTTTTTAGTAACACCTTCAACATTCTCACCGTTTAATGGAATATTATTTATTCCATTGGCAGGATTCGAGGCTAAAGGCGGTTGAATTTGAGACAGTTTATCCATTAATCAATATCATCAAAGTTTATGTCAATACTATTATAAATTTCATTAATAGTTTTTGCTCTTGATTGAGCTTTGTTGTTCATATCACTTTGTATATTTTTCTTGATTGCCATTCTTTCGTTTCTAATCTTCTCTTGATTAGCAATTCTCATTGACTCACGATTGTCCAGAGCAGATGGATCAATCATTCCAAATGTTGAATTGAATTCATTGTCTGAAGATGTTCTTAAGATAGAATGTGCTCTTGATGAAACAACTGAAGATTGTCTCAAGTTATTGATTTGGCTTTCTTCCCAAGCTTTATGACGAGATGCTTTAGCTTCTCTTGCTCTTTGATTTTCAATAATTGATTGTTCACTAGTTGAAGATTGTGAATTTAAGAATTCTTCTGAAATTGCAATCATATCTGGGTTGAAAATAGATGCTGACCTTGAAAGCATAGCATTCATATATTCATCTGCCGAAAATGCTTTTAATCCACTTGTAGTTGTTCTTGCATTTTCACCTTGATCAAATTGTGAACCAGCTCTTCTAATAGCACCAAAATCTTGTGAAAGAATTCTATCTTCAATTGTGGTGTCTCTTAGATCTTGATAAGTAGATGCACCTTGAATCTTTTCCCAAGATTTGTTGATTGTGTTAGCTTCTTTTGTAAAACCAATATTTTGTTTAGAAATTGATTGTCTATTTGCAGTTGAATTTCTCTTTAACTCAGCGTATGGATCTTCTTCAACTTCAACTTGAGCGCCAATAAATCTCTTTTCCAAAAATGATGGAATGTTTTCGATTTCTGATACTTTTCTAAATCTGCTCATGTTTGTATTTCCTGCTCTTACTTTTCAAGAATGTCCCAGGGCAGAGCCCTGGGACCATCATCTTGAGGAGTGTAATTATTACTTGTCGTATTTCTTAGTGAAGAGTGCATCAATCCACTCTTGATCACCATAACCGAGTTCGTTCTTCCAGTAATCAATAATTCTGGAATAGTCTGCGTCTGAAAGTGTTGCAACTTTGATCATCGAAGAAGCTGCAGCAACCTTTACATTGGTTTCAAGATCAGAAGCAAGAACATTTTTGATATCGGACAATTTGTCAACTGCAGGAGCTGATGTTTCACCTAATCTAGCATTTACATATTCAACTGGGAAACCTTCTGCAATTGCCTTAGCAGCAAATGCTTGTCTTGCAGCAGATGAGAATGCTTTAGCTTCTTTCATTTCTGAATCAGATGATGCATATCCACATGCTTCGCAATCCTTGCCAGCATACTTCTCGCCACATTTTTCGCAAGTTTTGTCCATAGATGCTTCTTTATCATCTTCCATCTTTGCAGCAACTTTTTGAACCAATGCTTCTCTGTAAGCTCTTCTTTGTGCAAGCTTTAAATTGGTTTCTTGTTGTGCTTGAACTTGGCGCTCAATCTTGCCAGCCAATCTTACTCTTCTTTCATGGCGAGCAGCAAGAATAGCATCCTTGAGATCTTCATCGCCAGCAGCGATTGCAGCTTCTACTGCTTCAGCAGACAATTGTGATGCATGATTGAAATGGAATGCTTTCTTTTCAGACTTAGACTTAGGGCCTTTTCTCTTCATAGGACCTTTATCTTTTTCGTCACATTCGCAAGGATCACAATCGCAATCTGGGCACTTTTCAGAATCTTCATCATCAGATTCTGCTGTCTTGCCCTTGCCGTTTTCTTCCATCCACTTTTTCAAACCTTCTGGAAGACCTTTCTTAGCTTCTTTGCTCCAACCAGCCTTGTGGTCCATTGCAGCTTCATGATCTTCATGATCTTCGCCTTGCAATCTGTCAACTTCTTCATCACCAATAGCATCAATAAGAGCTTTGAGACCCTTGTTCTCTTTTGGCTCTTTTGCCTCGGCTAATCTTTGGTTAAAGTTGTCCCAGTCAATTCCTTGGAAAACCAAGTCAGAATCAAGAGGATCTTCTTGAAATCTGTTTGGGAAAATTCTATCTGCCATAATTAATTTTTCTCCTCAAGAAAAAATACATTAAGAAAATTTCTAAATTTAATGCTCAAATTCCTTTAATGCATCCATTTATGTTTTTTTACTGAAAATTACTTTCTTGCCCTTCAAAAACAATTTATCTCCAACACCGATGCCTAATTTTTTGAACAATCCTTTATTTGCTTCTACAACAAATACAACGCTGTTCGAATCAGGAGATACAGATTTAGGGTCATCTGCTTCCATATCTTTAATATCAACAATCTTATAATTTTTATCCAAAAATGCTAGAGAAAGTGGAAAAGAAACATTTTTATTCCAAAATGAATAGCAATCTGGATAATCAAAAGTAAAAAATGCTACTTCATAATCATCCAAAGGTTCGGCATCCATTAAACCTTTAGTACGTAATTTATCTGTATCTGCTACAAACCTAACATCGAATTCATCACGGAATTCTTTGTTAGTGAGTCAAGAACCTACTTTTCTAAATTTATTTGAAGATGCTTTTACACTTCTTGCTTCTTCAAGATCAAATCTATCTTTTGTTCTTTGTTTTCTAAATTCATTAACATTATCAGTGCTTAAATAATGATCACGTAATGCTAATTTTGCTCTTTCAGTTAATTCTACAGATCTTCCATATCCAGTAAGCAATCCTGCAGTCTTAAGAGCTAAAAGATCATTGTCAGAAATTTCAGTAGGTACACCACAAACTTTGCTGTCTTTATGTAAAGCAACATAACTAGCTGCAGTAACTAATTCATCAGTGTTGGCATCAATTGTTTTAAGCATATCTAAGTACTTTTCACTTAATTTTGCTGCTTCAATTTTCTTTGGCGCTTGTGAGACTCCAAGAAGTTGAATTTGAATATCTGAAAGTCCAAGACCTTCCATTGATGGTCCGTCAAATAATTCTGCATGTAAATCTAAAGAATGAACTGGTTTGATTGGTATAGGCATAATTTAATTCCTTATCTGTTTGGTATTCTGTTTTTCCAAGAATTTCCCTCATCAACATTTTTCTGATATGTTTCTTCCCAGGAAAACTTATCGTTCAAATCATCACCGCTATGAATCGCCATTGAAGGACTTGATGCTGGATTACCTGGATCTACGTAAGCTGGTCCTGGAACATTATCTGGACCATGTAATTGACCCTCTATATTTTGTCCATCTTCCTCGCCACCTAAGTCACGATACTCAGGTACTCTTTTTCTAGGATTGATTTTTTGTCGCCAAAAATCATTTTGTTTGTATTCTTCTTCAAGCTCCTCATATGGAACTAAAGATACATTAGGCGACTGTGTTACTGATTGCTGAGGGTAATATTGAGCAATCTTTTCAAACAAACTATCTGCATTTGAATAATGCCCAGTTTTGTCTAATCTTGAACAGACTTTGATTAATGTTTGAATTGATTTTGCATCCATAATTTGTTCTTATTAAATAAACCTTAACTTACCTTTATAAGCTATGTCCACCAATTCCATAAAAAGCAGATCCATCATAAACTTCTTCTATGCCTTTATCTTCTTTATTAGTAGGATCTATGTAATCTGCATATGTTGTATCTTTTTTCTTGGGATTCAATGCCTGTTCTGTAGTCATGTAAGGATTTGATTCTTTTAATGTTTCTGACTTTGGAGCTATATCTTTTGGTGCATGAACATTTGCTTTACCATCTGGATCAGGATAGGTAAGAATAGTATCCTTGAGTTCGTACTCCATAAAACCATCATGGTCAGGAGTGTTAACAGTCATTAAGTCCTGAATATATCCATCAAAATCTTCACCATGAGTTAATATTGGAGTTTTACCAATAGGAGCATATGAAAATTGTTTTTCATCAAATTGATTGCGTTCTTCAGGATATTCATCAGTAATTCTGTTTCTTCTTCTTACTGAATAATCTTCAGCAACACGATTAATTACTTCGTCAGATATAGCAAAATGTAATCTTGAAGGTTTATCAGGATCTTTGTAATCAACTCTGTCATATTTATAATCTTTGTTGTATTTATGACGATTTTCTAAAGATTGCTCCATAGTCATCATATGTTCATCTTTAGGTCTGTAATGTTCTTTTATATATGCTGGACTATTTTTCATCAAGTCAGAAGCAGCATTTTCGAGTGATTTTTTATAATTATGAAGTTGAGCTCTAAATTTCGCTCTCATTCTTTCTTCAGGAGTTAATTCATAAGGAATTAAATCTTCATAATTTTTATGTTGAGGAGTAAGCCTCGACTCAAGATTAACATCTCTTGTGTCTGGTTCTAAATGAGTTCTTCTAAGCAATTTATCAAAACTAGCATCTTCATCTACGTAAAGATTAATCTCATGACCACCTCTATTTGATCCACCACGACCAATAGGGCTTCCACCAGGCTGATAGGGAGACCCATTACCTCCACCGCCTACACCACCAAATTGAGCTGTTCTGATATTGTTAGACATAATGATTTGTTCTTATAAATAAAAAAATTTACCTTTATCGTCTATTCAGGTTGACCATTTTTGATTTAGGTAATCGAACCATAATTTTTGATGTTAAGCATTCATAAGCTACAGCAGCTACAGCATCACAAATATCATCTTTATATCCAGAAAGGGCTTCGATGTAATATCTTTTACCTTTCCATTTTTTTTGTAAAAACAAAAACTGTATTTTAGCTTCTTGAATTTCGTTTAAAGAAATTAATTTTTTATCTTGATCATAATATTCACCACCAGAAATATCATATATATCAATTCGATCATCACGAACTAATTGAGATAATTCTGCATAAATATTTTCTTTATATTCTTTATTGAATTGACGTTCTACAATTGGAACTCTCATAGACTGTAGTTTTATGATAGATGATTGAGAATTCCATTGATCAATAGATACTTGTTTAAATCTAAATTTATTATGTAAATCAATTACATAATCTTCAACTTCACTTTCTTTAACTGGTTGATTTTTAGTTTTAGGATTCCAAAAGTGTATATGGTCAATTACAACTCTTTTTAATGGTTTGAAATCAGGACCAATTTGTCCATACATATTTTCAGTATGAGCAATTACTAGAGCATAATAGTCAGAAGTTCGAGCTGGATCCAAATGACAAAAATACTCAAAATTGCCTTCAGCTCTTTCTTTTCTTTTTACCATTGACATAGAAGAGAACATTCTATCTATATCATCAGAAACAAACATCGGATCAGATGAAGAAGCACCAAATTCTGCTCCATATTGCATTTGAAATTCTTGAGGATCTTTTTTCTTTTGCCCATCTAACCATTCTTTGTCAATATTTGGATTAGTAAGCCAAGTTGGAAGTCTCATAACAAGAGTGGTAGGGTCTTCTTGTCTATTTTCATGTAAATCGTAAAGCAACCCAATTGGACCTTTAGGGTTGGAAAGAAGCATCATTTTTCCATCTTTACCGAATGTAGCAAGAGATGGTTTAAGATCATCATAAAGAGCATAATCAACACCAGAATCAGGATTGTCTCCTGCCATAGCTGCAACTTCGTCCATGATGATTGACCAACAAGTTAAACCAACAAGACCAGAAGCATTACTGGAACCACATCTCAGCACCAAAGAACCCGCAAACAAATTGATATTCTGCTCTTTTCTTCTTACATTCTCTTCTCTGTCGTGTTCGGTATAAAATCGCATTTCAAGTTCTGTATCTTTACCAATATAAGGAGCAAAGAAAGGAGATGCTAAAACTGTTTGCTTGATTTTAGAGAAGATTGCTTTTTTAGCCTGTTCTTCATTACGTGCAACATTAAGAAGGACAACCTCATCAAATTCCATTAATCCATATCTTGCTTGAGGATGACCCATAGAAATTAATCTATAAAGTTCGTAAAGAGCCATAGCAGAAACAAGGAACGATTTTCCAGAACGTCTACCAAGCACTAAAACTAATTCTTCAAATTTATATCTTTTGGTGCATTTTTCTTGAACTTGCATCCTTAATTTTGGATCAAATTCTTCAGAATAAAGTAAATCAAATTCACTTTGGAAACCATCAATAATTGGTCTTGATTCTAATATTTCTACTTGTCTTTCAGCATCAGGGTTTGTAGCTTCATCTTTGGCAAATTTATATCTTTCTTCTCTGACCTTATTATCAAGACGTTTACATTGGAGACAAGGTGAATTGACAACATTAAAAATTGTCTTAAATTGTCTACCTTCTGAACGAGCTTTTAAGAAATCGTTTTCATTTTTCTGAATATAATGCCAAACACATCCTTTGCAATCTTCTTGGTTGTCAGATTCATCTATAACAAGATTTGTATTGCCTTCTTGTCCCATATAAAAACATTTAAGAATAAGTTTTTGCCAAGGATAAGGTTTAAGATTACAAAAATATGGATGTTCAATAAAAGTGATGATATCTACAATTTGATCAGGATTGAATCTATCCTTAGGAGGCTTGGGAGGAGGAGCAACTTCTGATCTTGTGGCAGGAGCAATTTCATCAACAAAATCATCTGCATACTCTGTATCCTTAAACAATGCAGTGACAGAATTAGCTTGTTGAAGTAATTGATTTCTTAATTCCGTAGGAGATTTAGGAACTTGGGTTTGTTTTCTCATTAATTATCTTGTTGAATCTTTTCTCTCAAGGCAACAATTTCTTCCCTAATAATTCTTTTGTCATTTTCAGAATCCATTTTTTCATGCAATTTAGCAAGGATTTCAAAAATGTTAATGTTGTAAATGCCTTGATTATCTCTAACTTCTTTGAGATGCAAAATTTTAGAAATTAATTTTTCTACCATTGCTGCTCTCTTAAGTTTCATATCATTGTTTTTAGAGCAGTCAATACCTCTAACATCGTCAAGTTCTACTAATAAAGCAGTTAGAGCAAGATGATGTTCACGAAAAATCCAAGGAGCAATAAGTTCTTCTCGTTGTTCGTAATTCTTAAGTCCCGAAGTCGAGATCTTTTTAAAATCACAGTGTTGTTCCATGTGTGTATTAATTTGCATCCAGTTCATCTGTGCATCAAAATACTGTTGGAAAAATCTAATTACTGATTGATTTTTACGACCAGAATCAAGATAAACGTGTTCTACCAAATCTCTGAAAGGTGAAGTACAAATGGCACATCTTGGTTCTAAAAATTGAGGATACGAAATATCACTCATATTGTCAGGAGGAAGAGGCATTAAAGGTTTATCGCCTTCTTTTAAATCCCTGAACATTTTAGATGGTTTTTTTGGCCCTTCATCGGGAACAATTAGTGCATCTACAGTTTCTTTTTTTGATTCCATTTCTTTAGTTATACAAAACAAACAAGCCGCATAAATGCGGCTTGTTCAAAAGTTAAGAGTAAAAATTAGTCTTTTAGGGCTCTTTTTAATCTTTGATATGGAGAAACTGTATCAGCAGCCTTTACCATAAATTCATCAGCAAGTCCAAAATCAACATAATTACCAGCAATAAATTTGTCGCTTGATGAAGTTGCTTTTGATAAATCAACTTCAGCAGATCCCTTCTTCATAGATACAACATATTTATTTTTAGAAGCAGTCTTAATTTGTGCTTCTTGGGATTGTGCTAAAAGAACATTATTTAACAATGTTTCTTCGATAAAAGGCTTCAAGGATGCATGTAGATGGCTCTTACCTGCATTGTTATTCTTAGCAGCCTCTGTAAGCCTTAGCCAATATCCTAATCCCTTTTCATCTGTTTTGACAATTGAATGAGGACCAGTGCAAAGTCTCTTAACGAATTCCTTTGCAGATAATTTAGTCAATGATCTTTCAATAATAGGAGCACAGTCAGAATACTTAGTTGGAACGACAGCAACTTCTACAGCAGTGTTTTGTTCAACTTCTTCAGTAGAATCAAACAACTTAGAAGCAACTCTAACAGCAATGTCCAAATCAAAATTATCAGCTGCAAGCAACTCTACAACTTCAGACTTATCGAAACCTTGATTTTTATATTTTTGAGCTTGACTATTAGCTACAACGAGAACTCCATCATGATGTGAGCGTAATTCGTTGCGCCAGTTGTAAATCATGTCATTTGTGTTGTTTTCAGACACTTCTCTAATCTCCCTTAGATTTTTTGATCCCCACCAATAAAAAAGGACTTAATTAAATAATAAAACCTCCAGACGCACTTATAATGTCTTAGAGGTTTTTGTGGAACATATTTATATAATACGAGAAATCAAAAAATATATTCCATTAATCAAAAAGGAAATCTTTACCTAATATATTTTTCATTTGTTCCAATGCTTTAGATAATCTTTTAGAAAATGCACCTTGAGTAATTCCTAATTTTTCTGATGCTTCTTTTTGATCCAATTGTTCAAAGAAATATACTTGTATCACTTCTTTACTTTTGTCATTTAATTTTTTGAAAGCTTGATGTATACAAATGACATTGTCAATTTTGTTAAACGGATCATCATATTGTTCGGTAAATTCTACTTCTTCAACTAACTCTTCTTTTGGAAAATATTTATCAGTTATATAACGAAATAAATTTATGTCAATTCTAGTGGATAAAAAGTAAGAAAAATAAGAAAGTTTAGGATCATATTGGTCTACAAGTTTGATAAAAACAAACAAAGTATCGCTTAAGATATCTTCACGGTAAGGAGATAATCTTGGCTCTTTATAAATTACTCTTTTTACTGAGGATATAAATAAAGGTTTGTAAAATTCATATAATTCATATAAAGCCGATTCATTACCAGCTTTGTACTTATATAGTAATTTATTAATTTCGTCGTAGTTCTGATCGGCCATAAAAAAATTATACAGATGCCAGTTTTGAAATTAGAATAGGTATAGAATGATTTACAGAACCATTTGTGCGTAAATCAACTATGTTGTCTACTACCATAGTAATCATTTTAGAAAACTGGGCTGGATTATATAAATTCTCTTTGCTTAATTGAATACGAATTCTTATCGGATTTTGAGCTTTGATAGTGAATGTAGACTCTTTGTATTCATCATTTAAATACTTGCCTAAAAGATCCCGTAATTCAACAATTTCTTGCACTTCTGTTAGTGGATGAAATGTCTTGTTGGTTTCTGATATGACCAACATAAAATTCAGTTGACTCAAAAGAACTAACAAAAAGCCTTGTTCACCCATAGAATCAATAAGAAGATTTATTTTTGTCAAGCAATAATCTAGATCTTTATTCATCAGTTTGTCGATAAATTCGAATATGTCGCATTCTTCATTGAAAGATGCATTTGAAATATCACGCAAAAATATTTTGTCTGTGTAGGAAATGATCTTTTCTAATTCTTTAAACAAAATATCAATGTCATAGCATAAGATTTCTTTCTTACTGCCAGACTGTTTTGATTTGATACGTAAAATAGGGCAAATTTCAACAAGATGATTCAAAGTCTCACCGTTTATATTTGCATTGTTCTTCATGACAAAATTATTGATATGACGCTTTAACGAATTTGAATCTCCCGCAAGTGGATAACTGCAGTCAAAAATCAAATTATTCTTTTTAGCTTTGGCAATAAGAGACAATCTTCCGTCGAAACTATCATCCTCGTACAAAATGATATGTTTGATTCCAAGCTTTTCACTTTTTTCTTGAATGAGCTTAATGTCTTCGTTAGAAATGTTAGTATGAATGTATATATTGTTGGTATCAAAGAATTTAGAATAGTTATTGATAATTTTTTCAACATTGTTATCGAAACAAAGAATAAGACCAGGGAATTCTTCCTTGATCTTATTCAATGCTAATGTGGTTGATCCGTAGTAAATTCTTGGAAACATATTAATCCATTGGGAACAATAAATGCTTAAAGTTTTCAGCTTCTAACATTAATAAAATAAAATCGTTATGCTTGATAAAATTTATTTTGATTTTCTTACTATCAAGTAAATCTAAAGCTCTAATCAAATGTGAAGATACATACGATACTGAGAACAATTCATAATTATCTATATCAATCGTATCTACCACTGCATTCTTTTCATTACTATTTCCTGAAATGACAAGCTTATTGATATCCAAATTTAAGCTTATCATATGAGAATTTGCAATGCTCGATACAAACTTCACTGACTTGACTAGCGCATCTTTATCTAACTCAAGAGATAAGAAAAATTCATCACTAAAGAATTGATTGAAATTGGAGAATATTTTTTCAAAAGTATTCTTCTCAAGATTGCAAAATAGTTCTCCACCATCCCAAGTCAGATAAAGCTTGCTGTTATGAAGAGAAAAAACAACACCTGATACTTTTTCAACATAATACAAAACAATATCGGAAATATTTTTAGAAATTAGATATGATGGCTGTAATTCATATTTCTTACCAAATACACTAATTCTATGTTTATCAGAAGATTGAGTATTAATTTTTCCATCTTCGATAAACCATAGGATAGAAGTATAAGGATGTTCGTCAAAATCAGGCGCACAAGAAAACGAAGTCATCTTTATACTGTGGACAAAATCGTCAACAGTTATATCCAATGGTTCTAAATTATTTGAAAAATCTACTGCGAAGTTATCCACAGGAGCAGAAGCCAAAGATACTCTGGTTTTTTTATTACCAAAGATTAATAGATTTTCATCAGCATTGTAGATAAATTGAATCTCTTCGGTTGGAAAATTATTTACTGCATTATAGAAAGAAGAAATGTCTAAACCAAAAGTGCCATCTTCTGTGGGTTCGACATTCTTTAATAAAAATTTAGAGCAGCAAAAATTGTTCTCTGATTGAACATAAAGTTTGCCATCAGAAGAATGAAAAATAAGACTACTCGATGATGTTTTGTTTTCACGCATCGAAAGTTTAGATTTTTCAATTTTATTAAGTAAGGCAAAACATAAGAGATGTTCTGCCTTATTCAACTTAAATTTCAATGTAGTTGCCCTTGGAATTGGATGTGTACACCAGGAAGTACCATTCCAACTTCTTTCCAAATATTAGAAACAAATGTATCTTCATTTGCACAAGAAATCAACATATTATTTTCGTAATAATTCCAAGCACTGTCAACTTGTCGAAGAACATCCATTTTGTTGACTTTAAGCTTTGTAACACCATTCATTTGGCATGCAGTTATAACTTCTTGGATGTTTAACCAGTCGATTTGTCTTGGTCGCCCTGTTGTTGCACCGTACTCTTGACCAATTTCTCTGAGTTGCTCAAATCGCTCGTCATCTTTTTGGTATCCTTTAGCTCCAACATAGGTAGAATAACACTTGATGACCCCGACAACATCCCGTACTTGCATAAAATTGAAACCATTATTTAATACTGCTCCTACACCAGTGTTTGAAGAAGTGACATAAGGATAATCACCAAAGTCAACATCAAGCCAATATCCTTGAGCACCTTCAGCTAAAAACTTCTTCGGTTCTGAATGAATTAGATCGTGCATATTGACAAGATAGGGTGCTAACTCAGGTACATCTTTGGCACGAATTCCTGTACGGGCCACTTTGTCTCTATAACAAGGGCCATTACCAGTGCGAGTTGTTCCAATAGTTGTATCTTTGGAATCTTCGTCAATATGTTCTTTGGTAATTATATGGGCGTTTTCTGCAATCTTTAGAATCGATGTGTCAAATCCAAATCCTTCAAGATACTCAAGTTCGTCAAATAATTTTTGCGTATTGATAACACAACCATTACCGATGACACTAGGAACACCATGCAGAATGCCGCAAGGAACAAGGTGTGTAACAATTTTCTCTCCATTGAGGTAAATTGTATGACCAGCGTTGCCTCCACCATTAAAGCGGATGACATAATCATAATTACCAGTACTTACCATTTGGTTGGCAATTTTACCTTTGCCTTCATCCCCATATTGCATACCAATAACTACATCAACAATTGAAGTTTCCATAAAAGAATATTACCAAGCTACCCATTCAAAATCAAGGGCTTATGGGGATAAATGTAAAATAAAGTAAATATGTGGTACTCAAGAATTATCGAATCAGCAACAGCCTGGGATGTCCTTTCAACTAAAGAAGTTACTTGGAATGGATCTTTTTCTAGAACTTTCCAAGATTTTTCATTTTACAATGTAAATCAAATGCCTACTATGACTGCTATGCTTAAATTAATAGCAGAGATAGAAAAAGGTAAAAACAATGATTCTATACTTGATAAATATTTTGAAGAAGCAAAACAAAGCTCTAGTGTTTTAGCAGACATTGTTTATTTTGCTGGTTGTTTATCAAAATTTATCGACAGTGAAATGAAAAAACAAGGCAGTTCTGCCAATACAGATATGATGAAAATTCTTGATTTTTTAGGCAAATTAATTAGTTTTGCAAAATCTCAAGGACAAAAGGGAAATAAATTAGGAGACACGATTCCTGATCCTGAAAAGGCTAAAGCTTATGTTAATGCTACTCTTGGCATAGGTTTTACTACACTAAATTTATTAGTCAGAAAAGGAACAGAAATCAGTAATTCTATAGCATTATTTATGCTTCGTGGTGATGATAAAGCATTATTAGGAATACCTGATTCTGAACAAAGAGATTTATTACTTGAGCAATTAAAAGAACAGAAGCCAGAATTAACAAAGTTCGAAAGTTACGATGCTGCAATAACAACAATTTGGAGCGGTGAAATAAAAAATTATATGCCTTTGTTGAAAGATTTTCTTCTTTCAGGAATTGATCCGCCACAAGTATTGCATATGATAATTCAATTGCTTAATCAACCAGACATTGAACAAAAAGATGTTGTCAATATGGTGTTACCTTTGCCTATAGCAACTTTGATTGATGTTCTTGATAATTTAGAGCAGCATACCCAATATGATCAATTTTCTTCATATTTAGCGGAAAGATTATATAATCAAATAAGTGATTATGAATTAGATAGAAATCCTTTACTTGTTGGGAAATTAAAAAGAAGTAAAAAATTCAAAGCATTTGTAGACTCTAAAGGCGATGATTGTGCGCCTATATATATAATAAAGGGAATTGTAGAACCTGAAGTAATCATTAGATATTTGGAAAAAAACCCAGAAGATTTTGAAAAATTTGATATCAATCTCTTAAATAGTTTAGGTGATGAAATCAAAAATAAGATTATCACTCGTGGAACTGCAGCAAAAGCAAAAATTCAATCTGATGGTTTAGCTTTATTAGAAAAAGCTGCACAACAAAATATCATTTCAATCACAAAAGCAACAGATACTTCTTTCAATTATGCATATGGTAAAGGTCCTAAAAACGATTTTAAGCCAGAAAGTATGTCTGAAAGTGAATGGAGACAAAAAAGCAAATCAGACGAAATTTTTGAAAAATTTTATCAATCTTATGAAGATCGTATGAAGCAAGAGGCTCCTTTTGCTGGTGTCAGTGAAGAAGACATTAAAACATATGCTGATCAAATGGTCATCATAGAATTTAGTACTTACAGTTTAAAAAGTTTTTTAGCAGAAAACAATGCTCCAAAAATGAAAATTGGGCCTGTTGATATGCTTGATGAAAAATGGGGTGGGCTATTTGTTCCTAGATTTCCAACAAAAGATAGAGGTCCAGTTCCAGCCATATTAATCAAAACTGATATATGGAATCAACTTGCATATCACCAAGCGTTAGCACAGAACATTAATATGAGCGATCAGCATTATGTTGAAGCTACTAGAAGACACGAAGTTGCTCACGCATTACAATATTTACAATCTGGTGATATCACAATGCAAGATTCTATTTCATTAAATCCTGAATTAACACCAGAAGAAGCATATATTTCAAACCCATCAGAACTTTATGCAAGAGTTCACGGAGATATTCCTTATCTTGCTAAAATATTTGATGCTCATATTGGCAACTTGATGTCAGATAGAAAAATATATCAAGCAGCCAAAGAACAATGGATTTTAGATATTCAAGATGAATTAATTCACTTGATGTCAGGTGGTACTAATGCGACCAGATTACTTGCTGATATGGAAGCTGGAAGATTTGGAACATTCACTACTGATTCTGGTCAAACAATAAAATTAACAGACCCACTTGAAGCAATTAA